ACCGTCTTGACCATTAATACCATCTTTGCCTGGTTGACCTGCTGGTCCTTCTGGTCCAGTTGGCCCAGGTGGGCCTACTATTAATGGAATATTAATTAAATCTGTAACTTTATAACTTTCAAATTCTTTATTTAATAAATCTGTTAGTTCTATAGTTTCTAAATTTAAATCATTTAAATCATTAATCTCATTCATCATTCATCACTCCTAAAGGTAATTTCATCTGTTAAAGTAATAGTTCCTTGTCCTAATGTTTTTACATAATCACCTGATTTAAATTCTATATCGTAGTTATATGTGCCATACATTAAATTTGATGTATCTTCAGATGTTATAATAAAAGTAAAATATCCATCTAAATATTCAATATTTTCTGGATATATCTTCTGGAGTAATATTTCTTCACTATTCGAATTTTGTTTGACTGTAAAATACAGTTTATCTTCACTAGTTAATGCTATTGGATTTTCTTTTCCATCTTTAATCTGAAATTTGAAAACTTGTGTATCTCCTCTTGTAAATTCAATATCCATCATTTTCCTCCTAACCCATAAAAACTTAATAAAAAAGCACCTACTTTTGTAAGTGCCTTCCTATTCTAAATGCTTATATCCATAGATAAGCATTATAATTATTACTGTAATATATATTATATGTAGCCATGTTTTGCTATCTTTTAGTTCTGTTATCTGTTTCTCTTGTTCTTTTATTTTTTCTTGTGCTTCTGACAATGAATCTCTTTTTACTTCAACCTCAGTTTTTAATCTATCATTTTCTTCTATAATAGCATTAAAATCTCGAGTATCATTCATATTTACTCTTAATTCTGTTTCTGAGTCACTTGGATTCACATATTCATCTATATCTATTCTTATTCCACCTTCCTCAACAGGTGCTGTATATTCTCCCGAATAAACTCCAGTATGATAATGATATGTTCCCGTTGAACGATTATAGTGACCACCATATCCATCTGTTCTTCCTGAGTGAGCTAACGAATATGGTTGTATTAATGCAATTATCACAAATATTATTAATACGACTTTTTTCTTCATATTTCATCCCCCTAAAACATCATAGCACTAATATTTTCTATTTTCAATATTATTTTATTCTTGAACGTATAGGGATAAAAATTAAATTTTCAATGTTTCCATATTTATCAACTTTAAATCCTAAACTTTTTAATATATCTATTCTTTCTTCACTATTAAGATTCTTGTTTTTATTTACATTATCTACTATAGCTTTATCTGCATATGGATCATTAATATCTGACATTTTTAGCATCATACATTTATATATTAAGTCAACATCTTTTAAATTATTGACATAGTTATAAACCTTATCTCTTTTAGTTCCACTAATTGTTTCACCGTCTTCGTCTTTATCATTTTCAAATTTATTGCTTTTATAATCTAAATATGTGTTTATAGGCATTCCTAGTCTTTCAACTGCTACTGATACCTTTTTATCCGTACTAGATATATAATTCTTATACAATTCTAATTTATCTTTATCTGAATATTTAGAATCTAATAATATCTTAGATTTCGTAGTATTTTTTAATTGTTTATCTTCTTCTAGTTCACCGGAGTCTTTTTGCCTTTGAGTTTCATCATATATTTTGTTTTTAAAATCTGCATATGACTCTAAAGATATATTTTGTGTTTTTTCTTTTTCATCATCATCAAGCTTTGTCCATTCACCATGATATTTATAATATTTTTCTTCTCCTGCTTCTGCTGTTAAACCTTTTACTTTAGCAAGTTCTACTTCTTCTACTCCTTTTTTAGCTAAATCATTTATTTCTTTTTGTACTACTTTAAGCTGTTCTTTCTTTATCTCATCTTTCAAATCTGAGTTTTCAATTTTTCTTTTTTGTTGATACAATTTATTCATTTCTCCAGAGGTACTTTCCATGTATTTATTTTTAATTTTGTCTAAATCACTTGCTTTGTCACTATTAGCTAAAATATTTAATTCCTCATTTTTCTCAAAAAATTCACCAGGATATTTACTCTTCATTACTGAATCTGTTGTAAATTTATCTTCTATAATATTATTTTCGGCTTGAGGTGTTAACATTGGTAATATTGCATCACTAATACCACCTCCGTATTGATCTAATAAGTAATTAATTTTATATGGACTAACATTTAACTTTTCGCCTAACCATTTACTTAATTTATCTGTAGATTCGTCATATTGTTCTGCCACAGGTTTATTTTGTAACCTACTTGGAACAATATCTTCTCCATACCAACTTGTATTTGTTACTGCTTGTATAATTGGAGATATAATATTATTATCTAATGGATTATTAGGTGCTAAATTATCCATAGTAAATTGTAAATCTTCCCAAAAGTCTTTAGATAAATTGTCTATATTTATTTGTTTGTCTTCTGTTAAATATTCACTGGCATTTGAAACTATTTTTTGAATAGTTGCTGTAGTTCTTCCTTTTGGTATTCTTATAAATTTACCATCTCCATATTTAGCTATACAATAGTAATTATCTTTAACATAATCTTGTAATTCTTGATAATCTTCATCATCCTTCCATAAAATGTTATTTAATAATATAACTGGTAAAGCTGAAACAGCATACTTACAAGCTAAAACTGTCCATCCCTTTAGGCCCTTTATTTTTGCTTCTTGAATATTTCTTGCTTGTTGCATTGCTCCTTGAACAGAAGCATTTAAGAATGTTGCTCCATTTCTATTCAGAAACTTTGTAACATTTCCTCCTGCTTTGAAATTCGTTGTTACCCTTGCTGCATCTAGCATAGATGTTTCTACACTTCGGCCTTCTTCTCTACTTGCAATATATTCTGCTAGTCTTGGTGACATCTCTATAATGTTATTTACTTTACTAATTGCTCGAAGTGGCATTGTAGCTATATTCTTGCTCATACTAACTTTTCTATCATTTTCAAATGAACCATCATTAGAGTTAAAATAGCTATTTTGCTCTCCACCATTCTGTATATACTCATTATACCAATAGCCTTTGTCTATTATCTGACTATATGCTTCTGGTAATTTAGAAATTGTTTTTATAGTATGTTGCGAGTTTCCAACTATATCTTGAATATCTTTTAGCGAATTAGTTACCATAAATATAGGATTGTATTCTGTTAAAACACCTCTTCTAAAATTACTAATTTTATTTAATGCTTTAATTTTGATTGCTAAGCCTTCACTAACAGGTTTTAAGGCATCTAACATATCTTTACTTATTTCGAAAGTAACTTTTTCTCCATTTTCAAAAACAGTAAAAGTTGGAGGAGTTGTTTTATTTCCTTCTTTTAGTAATTCGTTATTATCTGAATTAGTAAGCTCTTCTATAATATTAGACACATCTATATTTTCTGCTGTTTGAACTGTTTGCAAAGTATGTAATAACTCTACTCCAAAATTATTTCTAGCACTTGAACTATATGTTTGCAAAGTTCTATTTGCCATTGTTTCAAATAATGGCAAAATATCTTGGTTTCCACCTTTAGCTCTTTTTATCGGACTATTTACTCCAGTTTTCCTTGTATCTAAAGGTACTGCTATTGCATTTCCTTTATTATTCACTCTTGATATAGGAACATAGTGCGGATACATTTCTTTAAATAGCTGTCTAGTATCTTCTGATATTACTCCTGACTTTACTAATTCTTGTGTATTTGCATCTAGGAAATCATAAACATCTTTTGCCCATTCTTTAAACTTAGGGTTCTTTTCCTCATACTTATCTACTATTTTTTTAGATATTTCAGCTGTTATTTCATTTGAAAAAACAGGTTTATTCTTAACAGGATTTTTCCTTTCATAATTCAGTCCTGTATCCCCACCAAATCTTTCTTCTAACGTCATTCTATCTATATTTAATTGATGATACATATACTTATTAAATTCAGTAGCATTACTTCCAACTTCTTCTCTTATGCTTTCTAAACTTTTGCTTATCAATTTTTGAGTCTTTGTTTTACTATCAAATTCATATCTAGGCATACCAATTGCATTTTGACCTCTAGCGCTAGCAGTTAAAGTATAATCCCATTTTCCTTGCAACTCTCGATTTTTAGTTTTTCTTGATAATTCTTCAAATACAATTCCTTTGTCAAAAACATTAGCTTTAAATATAGCTAATACTCTACTTTTTTCTTTTTCTTTTGATGGCATTTCTTCTAAAATTTGAGCTATTTTTTCTTCTCCTACATCTTCATCATTGTTATTGGTTATTAGGTCATTATTTTCTGTTATACCTATGTCTTTTAGTCTTTCTTTATTGTTTTGGTTTATTATATTTTGACTTTTAACTATATCCCAGTTTTCCTTTGTAGGTAATCTTAATTCTTGAACTGTTTTACCTTTACCTGTTGGGCCTATTTGATTTTCTAGGAATGATTGCCATGCTCCTGGTTGTTCTATAGATTGTCTAGTATTAGTAACACCATTTGATGTTCTGTTTAATATTTTATTCATTGATTTTTTTATATCATCTATCAAATTTTTAGGAACTCCATAATCTGCTTTTAAATCTCCATATATACTTGCTACTTGGTCAGCTATAACTTCTTCTGCTAATATTTTTTGTTTGCTTCCGTTTAAATCATTTACATTAAATAAGTCACCAGATGATTTAGCATAATTAAAAATAGCTTCTTGATAATCAAAATCATAAGCTATTTTATCTACAATTGGTTGAATTTCTTTAACATATATTTCATTATTGTTTTGTCTCAAGAAATGAACTATTTCATGATAGAAAATATTTTTAGTATTTTCATTTCCTTTAGTATCAATATAAAATGTATTCTTATCAGATAACCCTTGAAAATAATTTTCTTTTCCATATTCATAAAAAACAACATTTCCATTTAAGTTATTAATTATGTCTTTTAATTGCCTTTCATCTGCTGATAAATTCTTTTTTTGATATTTATTTGCATATTTTATAATGCTTTCTTTTACTTCTTTTTCTGTGACTTGTTCATTTGCTTTAATTCCGTATAATTTTTCATAATCTGTGTTTTCATCTCTTTGCCCTTTTTCGTATATTTCAAGAAGTCCCTGAACTCTTCGTCTGTCATTTTGTTGATTTTCTTGTTTTCCATTCACTCCACCTCTTCTGTTATTATATAATTTATTTGAAGCATTTTCAACTATTTTGTCTTTCTCTCTCTCTAAATGAACTGTATTAGTATTGTTAGAATTTCTACCTGTAAAAGAAAGTTTACTTTGAATATTATTATTATTTCCTTGATACTCTTGTCTATAAGCACTTTCAAATTTGTTCTTTACATCTTCCCAGTATAACTTTTCGTTTTTGTTTCCAGTGAACTTATTTAATTTATCCACTATCCAGCTATATATTCTTTTGAATACGTTAGGTTTTTCTTTATTTAAGGAATTAATGAAGTCTTGGTCTCCTAACTTTTGTGCTAATGTATCTGCTACCTCTTCTTCATCTACTAAATTTTTAAAATCTTTGCTGTTTTTATCATATACTTGTGAATACATTTCTTCTAGATTACTTCTTGCATCACTGTATCCTTCTCTGGTACTATTTTTATCTAATATTAATTTTGACAAATCTTCAAATTCTTTAGTTCCAGTCATATCATGTAACATTTCATGTATAGATACTTGTTGCAATGTTTTGTTGGTATCTGCTTTAGGATTAAATATTACTTCTCTTTGCGTATTTCCTTTTTCATCTATAGTATTCCTCCATAAAGCATTAACATCTGTTCTAACTTTTCCATTTGAATCTTTAAATAAATTTTCATCAAATCTGCTTGTTATTCCTCTATCATGTAATTTTTGATTTATACTTTGTATTGTTTCGTCATTGCCATTTAAATTATATGCTTTTGCACTGTCTATTAAATTCATATATGATGTATCAATATTATTTTGAGCTGTTTGATTTTTCGTATATTCTTTATATAAGTTATCTAAAGCATTAATTGTATCATTCTTTGCAACATAACCACTCTTTTGTCTTTGTTTTTCTACAGAATCATATATAGTATCTATCCAATCATCTGGCATAAATTTTACATATTTCTGTCCTTGTCTGTTTAATGTTCCTGTATTATTTGGAGTTTCTTCTTGCCAACTTTTATATGCAATTCTCTGTATCTCTGAATTTGGTCTATTTGCTATATTAGTTCCTATATATTTAGCCACATCTAACCATTGGTCTTTAGTTCTTTTTCCTTGTTTATTTGGAGCTATAACTTCTTTTGCTTGCTCTACAATGACATTATCATAATTAGTTATATTTCTATACTTATTATATATCTCTTTTCTTCCAGATAAATATTTCTTACCAATATCTAATTTGTCGCTATTTTCTTGTGATAATTGTGACATTTGTTTAATTTGATTAATTGCATCTAATGTATTATTATTATCTAATTGATTTTTTGATGCTAAATCATTTGTAGCATAAATCATGGATTGTTTATCTTCTGGTGATAAATATTTATCATTTTTTACTATTTCATTTATTTTATTAGCTATATCTTGTTGTGAAGTTACTACTTGATTTTTATTTTGTCTAGTATTTTCTGTTGGTTGGGATATTCTGCTTTTTAATTCTTCTTGAATAATTCCATCTACATCAACACCATTTTTTCTTGCTTCATTAAATGTTTCTCGTACGTCACTTGAAGTTGGAATATAGCCTTTTTTCATTTTATCAACAAGATTACTTGCTTTACCAATCCCCAAAGAAGCACTACCTACTATTCCTCCAACTAAAGCACCATCTATAGCTGAATTAAGCATATCTGAACCTAACTCTTTCCACCCTTCTATTGTTCTATAGTCGTGTTTTAAGAACTCGTCACCAGCTGTCACTTTAGTAGTTAATTCTGATATTGGTTCAATTATTCCTTCTTGTATAAAATTATCAGTCATACCTATTCCCAACTCTCTGAAGGCTTTACTCATACTACTCTTAGCAACTTTTCCACCTTTAACAAATCTTCCGACTCCAATTTGCTCTGTTAAACCTTCTACCACACCCATAAGTTGACTATATGTACTAGCTTGTTCTTCATTCATACCTCTAGCTTTAGCTTCATCATAATAGCTATCTGTAGCAGAGCCAACTGAATATAATGTTCCAGCTCCAGGTATTGCTGATGGAAGCATTTGCCCAATTGACGGAGCTAATTCTACTAACTTTCTTCCTATTGGGCTTGTAGCTTCTACTGTATTTTGTCTTATTCTTTCATTATTTATATCTTCTTGCTTTTGTAATTTTTCATTTATTGGATTTATAATAGCATTCTTATTATTTTCTATTGTTGTATTTATTATATTCTTAGCGTTTTGATAATCTTCATTATTCTTCAATGTAGCATCTATTGATTTTCCTAAATTTCCTAAACCTTTTGGTAATCCTAACAATGTATTATTTATTACTGTATCACCTAAGCCTTTTAGAGCTTTTAAACTAGTTTGATTTCTTATTTCATTTTGAGTAAATCCTATCAATCCATTTCCAAGTCCATAACCTGTATTACCTAACATATTACTAGCAGTAGTTTTTATTTGTTCCCATATTGAAGGCTTTACTGCAAAATCATTCATGCCAGCTGTATTAAATCCATCATGTGAATTAGTATAATTGCCATTATAAATTTTATCTAACCCTGACTGTTGTAAATATGAGTTTCTATTGTATTCCACTTCTTTTATATGTTGGTCATATTTTTCTTCTAACTTTTTTCTTTTTTCTTTATCCTTTATTTCATCTAAATATACCCAACCCATAGTTTCCTCCTATTCATAACCAATACCATATACTTTCAATATCTCTTCAGCTTTATTGTATCTTTTACCTGTTAATCCATCTATAACATATGCACTTAAACCTGGACCTTGTTTATTTATAATTTTTATATTATTAACGACTTCTTCTGGAGATGGTCTATTATTTGTATTTGAGTTATTATTACTTGTATTTTCCATATTTACTTTTAATCCACTCCCCGATCTACTACGTGAAGAACTTCTAGCTAGTTTTTTTTTTTGAAGATTAAATTGTTGTTGCCATTGCGAATCTGCTACTTTATCTCTTTGTTGTTGATAATCCCATTGTTTTTGTTTCCATTGATTTTCTAATTCTCTTTGTCGTACTTGCTCATCAAATGATTTTTGCCATTGTTGGTCTGAAATTTGGTCTCTTTGTTGTTGATACAAATATTGCTCTCTATCTTGTCTTAATTGATAATTTTGTGTTAATAATTGTATCTTTTGAGCATATAGTTCAAGAGCACTTTGTGCTTGTTGTATACTTCCATTTTGTCGTGCTTGTTGTATCTTAAAATCATAATTAGCTTTTAAGTCATTAGCATTATTTAATGTATCTGTAACACTTTTTTGATATGCGTTATATAAAGATGTTCTTGTTGTTTCTGCATATCCTGAATTTCCTAATCCTTGCATTGCAAGTTGTTCCATTCCAGCACCATATTGGTTTGCTTGCTTTTGATAACTAGAATATAATCCTTGTGTTGTTTTACTTGTTTCCTTATCTAACTTTTCTTTCTCTCTATTTAATTCATCTACTTGCATTTGAGTTTGTTGGTTAATTAAATCATTTTGTTTTTGTTCTTGTTGTTGCAACAGATTATTTTGTTGATTTAACAAATTATCTATGTCTTCATATCCACTTGCCAAATTCTTCACCTACTTTCTGTTTATTTTCTTATCACAAATGTTAGTACACTATCTTTTGGTACTTTAAAGTTAAATCTTATCTTATCGCTTTGCCCTGTACCTCTTTCTGTATAGTGTTCATTTAAGGCTAATAAATTCCCTTCATAATAGACATCAAGTCCATGTGTATTAACATTGTATGCAGATGGTATTGTATAATCTTCTTTTTCTTCTATATCTGCTAATGTTTTAGCATTATACTTATAAGTTTTTATTATTAACTTTTTTATAGTTTCTTGTCCATTTTTTTCTTCATCTTCTATCTTTGGTATCAATTCTTCATTTATATATCTTTTTATATCTTCTCCACTTTTATCAAATATCTCCTTCAATTCTTGTGGTGATTGTGTTGGAGAATCTGGCAAATTTTGAATGTTGTTAGTTTGTACTGTACATTTTGGTAAGCTCACTTTATAACACCTCATTTCTTTATATATCCACCTGCAAAAGCCTCAATAGTTGCACTATATAGGCCAAAAGGCTTGTCTTTTTCGTCACTGTAAAATTTAAGTGATAGTTCATTTATCTTTTTTTCTTTAATTTTATAAATCATATATGATTTATTAGTTGTAACAAAACTGAAATTCTCAAAATTAATATTTTTAAAACTAAATCCATTCGCCGATTTTTCTGTTGTATATTTATATTCTTCGGATTTATCTGTTCTTCTTGCTATTTTTATTCTTCCATTTTGAATTGTTTTTATTTTTGTTATTCCACCACGTTTATTGGTAGTTTTTAATTGATTGTCATATCCAAAGTTATCCATAGGAGTTGTCCAATAACTAATTATTGTATTTCCATTATCATTTGTTCCATCTACAATAAAAATAGAGCCATCTTTGGCTCCTATATATAAAATATCATCATATTCTTTTAGTATATTAGCTTTTGTACTGCTCATATCCCAATAAAACCATTCATATTCAAAACTATTTAATCTAGCATATTTTTGTCTGCTATCTGCTAAATATATCTTTCCATTAACTAATATACATAAATAACCTTTCCAAATAGTCATACAAGCTTCTCTATAATCATTTTCATTAGTCATTTTAACATCAATTAAAGTACTTCTATGTGCTATTACTTGTCTACTATCTATTTTTTCCGTGGCTATACCTTCTAGTCCATATCTACTAAGATACACTATATCATCTTGAAAATTACTACTTCCAGCATAACAACCTATACTTACATTTCCTTGTTTGCTTGGATATATTTTTCCTGCTTTTTCATCTAAAATCGGCTCGTGATAGAATACATTTGCATTATTTTGGTCTAAATTTTTAAATATCCATAAAATATTGCTTCCTACTGTCATTCCTGTTATTTGGGAATCACTTGAACCATCTTCATAATAGCTTAAGTCCGAGATGTATTGTGGATTATCTAATTCTGCATGAAATACAGCATTAGGGTAATCTGGATTACCTGTGTAAAATAATCTATTATCAAATAATAACGCTTGTGTACATTTATTAATTCTATCTACATACCCTTCAACCGTCTTAGAAAATGTTATAAATATATTATCTTGACCTTTTAAATTTGGTTCTGGTGGTATTTCATTAAAAGTTACTTTACCTGCAACTCTATCAACAGTAAAATCTTTATCTTCTGTCATTTCTACATCATTTACTATTGCTGTCACTAATTCAGAGTCTATTTCTGTTGCATCTAAGTAAAACATTTTATTTTTCCCATCACCCACAAAAGAATTTCTTCTTTTAGGAGTTAAAATATTTACGTCTTGTAATCCTTCTCCTCCTCCAATATTTCCTGCCACTCTACTAATTGTAGTAGTGGGAATAAATGGCTCATCATCAATAACTTTCTTACAATTACCAGTATAATATACTAAATATGTCTTTCCATCGTTTATATATAACTTTTCACCTATTTTATTATAGTAAGATTTTATATTGTTCATTTCTGAATATATTTCTTTTATATTATTATCTTTGGGCTTATTAGGAAAGTTATTCCATTCATATAGTTTATTTCCAGAATGTATTATAGCTATTGAATTACTATATACATATATTCCTAGTATTGGGTCTACACCTATTTGTGCTAATTTTCTATATCCTGGTCTTGTTTCTATACAAGCTCCTTGTGTATCTTCGTAATTTTTCCAAACATTAAGTGCATCTGGACTTCTAGTTATATTAACTAGGCTGGGTTCTTGTAAAAAATCAACACCTTTAAAATCCGTATATATTCGTTTTATTCCTGTTGCCATATAATTCCTCCTATATGTCAAATTCTCCTTCGTTCTCATCTGGTTCATATTCTCTTAAATTAACACTAGGTATATTTTTTCTAGTATCTAACAATTGTAGTTTCCTTTGATATTCTGTTGCAAAAGCTGTATAGTTAGCTGATGGATCTGTTACTAATATGTCATTTGCTACTTTGTATGGTAAAATACTTTGTACATCTTGATCTATTTCTAAATAAAAATTATCTTTTGTCTTTTCGTTAATTACTGTTGGATATTTATAGTATTCTAATACTGTTTGGCCTGGATTATTGTCTTTAATGTATATTTTATTTTTCCCCATAAGATAATAATTCGAATTTCCTTTTTTGTTATCTTTGTCTAATAAATATACATTTTTCACTTGATATAAGTCATTTGGTAGCATATATGCAGTAAATCTATCTATTTTATTGTCATCTGCAATTTCTGGATATATTTTAGTTGCAATTATTTTTTTGTTTTGAGCTAATTCTTGATACGCTAAATCAACAAGAAAAGGCATTCTTATTGCAATGTCTTCATCTTCTGTATAATTATCTACATTAGGTGAATACTCTTCTATTAAAGCTAGTATTTGTCTTTTACATTCTCCATATGTCATATTAATTCCTCCCAAGTTTGGCAGAATCGAACTGCCTATTCCTTTAACTTGATATAAAAAAGAGGGAATCGAAATCCCTCTAAAATTAAGGTAACTCTACAGCTTGTATTTTTATATCTGTTGTTTCTCCCTTAATTATTACATATCCTTTATTTGGTCCAGATACATTCATAAATTTTCCAGACTCTACTACTATGGCATATGTCTTATTTGTAGGAATAGAGATTTCTAAATCTTCTACTCCTTGTAATGCATTTCCTTTTAATATAGTAGCTTTTTTAGTTGCGGAATTGCTATTTGTTAATAATAGTAAAATTCTGCCACAACTTTTATTAGTATAATTTACTTTAGCTCCAGCAGATGCATCAACTGCAACTGCTGTTACTAATTCTTTAGCTTCATTTCTAACTAATTCAACATTTTTAATTTCTGCTATTGCCATTTACTTTTCTCCTTTCTTATATTTTATTGATGGCATTTTAAGACCGCACATTCTTTTGGTCTTATCATTTTTCCACCATATGTATTTAATCCTTTTATTGCTTCTGCAAATCCTTTTTCTGGTTCATATGGTTTTAATTTATCAATACCATTACAATATGCATATGCTTTAGATGTTTTTAAGATAATATAATCATCTGTTCCATCGTTATAAGCATTATTTGTCATTTTGATTTTTGCATTGTTATATAATCCTAATACACCTTTTGAGATTAAAGAATCATTATTAGTTTTTAATTCTATTAATCTATTTTGGAATAACATATAGAACCATGGTGTTAAATACATAGTAACATCATCTTTGGTAGATACTCCATTATTCCATAATTTAACAAATAAATCGTCAACAGCTTTCTTAGCTGATGCTTCATCGCTTATTTTAGTAGACGCTGTTTTATATCCTGCATTTTTTGCCATTTGTGTAGCACAGAATATATCTTCTTGTTCTGCTAAAGCTCTTGTTGTTTCTGTTTGTAATGCTTCCATTACACCTTCTTGTGCTTGCGCCTTATCGATATTATCCATTCCATAATTAAAATAATCGAATTGATCAATATCTAAATATGATGATGTTCCATCAACATTTTCTGGTGCATCTATATCTTTACCAGGAATATATTTCTTAATAGTTGGTCTACCAGAGTTTTGTATTTTAACTCTTTTTCCTTGTCCTGCCTCACTTTCAAATTTATAGTCACAGTCTTGTTTAAATACTGTAAATTTTGGTAATTCTAATTGTATGTATTTTGACCATACAGTTGGTTTAAAATTTGCGTAACTCATGTTTTTCTCCTTTCTTATTTCCAAAGTTTCATACTTTCTCTTACACGTTTCCAAATAGTAGGATTATCTAAGTCTTTGCTAGATAATTTATCTACCTCTTCTGGGGTATAAAACTCTTTATCTTTGTTGTCTGGTACTGTAGATTGTGAACTTCCTGTAGAGGTTGGCTTTTTAGGATCTCTATTTTCTTCTCCATTCATTTTTTTCCACATCTTATAGACATCGCTTATTTTTGTTCCAGTTTTAAAATTATTAGCAAATACCTTAAAATCCTCATCGTGTAATATTTTTGTGTCTACTCCGTTTTCTTTTAATTCTTTTTCTTCTAATTTGGCTGTTAAATATTCCCCTAACCTAAAAAACTCTGCATTTTCACGTGCAGTAGTTTTTCCTCTTCTTTGTTTTACAGATAGTTCATTTGCCCTAGCTTCAATATCTTTATCGTCGTACATCTCAATAATCTCATTTGCATCTGCTTTACCTAGGATTTCTGCATCTCGATTACTTTCTGTACTAATGTCTGGAATATCTATTCCTTGTTCTTCATAAAAAGATTTAACCTTACTTAAAACATCATCTTCGTCTGTTAATCCAAGCCCAGCTCTTATAGTTCTCTCTAATTGTTTAGATTTACTTAATTTGCTTTCCTCTTCTTTACGATGTTTTCTTTCTAATTTAGCTTTAGTTTGACTTATAATTTTGTCAATTTCCTCTTGTGTGTAAGTTTTTTCTTCTTCCTTAGGTTCTTGCGTATCATTATCATTTTGGACATCTGCATTTGACGTATCTTCATGATTTACTAATACTTCTTCCTCTAAGTTCATATCTTCGTTTCCTCCCGGCATATGTACCTCCCATTTAAAGTCCGTCGACTATTAATTTTCATATTTTTGATTATTCTGGTATATGTACCTCCCGTTTACAGTCCGTCGACTTGGCACAAGTTAATGGATTCGAACCACTACTTAACAGTTTTGGAGACTGCTGTTCTTCCGTTAAACTAAACTTGCATAAAAAATAGACAGTTTAAAACTGCCTATTAATTGACTATTATTTATTGATTCACATTTACCATATTTGCCTCTTCTGGGGTTACTCCTGTTTGTTCTATGTTATTCATTTCTTGTTGCTCCATAACTTGTTGCATAGCACTATTTAATACATTTCCTGCTTTCTCTATTTCATTAAAGATTTTTTCTTTTTCTTCTCTTTCTTTTAAGATTTGTTTTAACTCTGCCCTTGGCATTGCTGAATCTTGTGGTAATGCATTTACATATTCTTCAAATTTTATATGTCCTGCATTTAATAAGTTTTCTAAAGATACTTCCATTGCATACTTGTCAAATGGAGATTTTGGAGTTGTTTCTATTTTTATATCTAAATCATATTTATTAAGTTCCTTATAACTCATTTTATATGTTTCTTCTAAGGTTGTATTTGTAGTATAATCTTTTGTTTCTTTTACTAATTCTATTCCCTTAACACTATTCGCTTTAAGCATTGCATACCATATAAGAGCTATGTCTTCTATAAATTCTTTATATTCTTCTATTTGTTCGTTTATTGGTTGTTGACTTGCTTGTTGCACTGCTAATATAGATTTTCCACTAGCTTGTGTAGGGTCTATATTTCCCGTAACAGTATCACTTGCACCAGATAAATTTTGCGTTTCCTCTTGTAACTCTTTTTGCAGTTGATATGCATCTGTACTAATGCTGGCAGGTTTTAAATAATTAACTACTTTACTTACATCGTCTGCATTTAATTCATTTATTTCTATAGTTGTACCTATCTTACTTAAAGCTTTTGTGTTTGCTATATATTTTGTATTTGCAACCAGCTTAGGAAAAGCAACTAACTTAACTGCTAAAGCTCTCCTTGTAGCTGTTTTATTTACTTCTATTTGATTAGGTATTAATGTTTCTACTTCTCCTTGTCCTCTAGCACTTCCTTTTACTCTTTCCCATAAAATATGCGCTACTGGATATCTATCTATCTCTAAACAACTATCTTCCATAATTGTTGCTAATCTAGTACATTTCTTTGCCCATATTTTTCCATCTTTACCTTTATATAGTTTTAGTAGTTCTAGGCACATTGGTACTATTTCTGTAGTTCGTAAATCTCTTCCAGCCTGTTCTTCTATATCTTGATCTGCTGTTATTAGTTCTATTTCTTTTTCACTTATTTCATTTTGTCTTGCCTCTTCTTTTACTTCTTCTACAGTACGCCTAAAAGAAATAATTATATATGGTTGTTTTTGTATATCATCTTCATTCTCATTTCCATAATAGATATTAGTTTTATTTACTTGTTCACAATAAATAGCATTACTATTTTCATCTGGATCTGCATAAAAATAAATGATACCCTCACCATCTATGCAGGCATCATTTATACAATTTCTTATTAATTTATTTATTTTTGTTTTTTCCCAAATTCTATTTGCATATCTATTAAGCATATCGCATATATCTTTTAGCTTTTCTCTTTCTTCTTGACCTTTGTAAGTATCGGAATTGAAATATATTTGATATGTATTAGTCTTAACTACTCCAAGCTTATATTTACAAATAGATTTAATTATGTTTAATGTTATTGGTTGTATTCCAGAAAGTTTAGCACCTTCCCATTGCTTTCCATGGTAAAAATTATAATTTCTTTTACTTTTTTCATAAAGTTGTTGTTGATAATTATAATTTTTTCCACATTCATACTCTTGCCATACTGTAGTTATACTTGTTTCTTCTTGCTTTTTCATTATTCTCTCCTTTCTGGTACTCCTAAACCACCATCGTATGCATCAAGCTCTGCTAAATCATCTTGTAACTCTTGTAATTTTTCATTTTGCTCCTTTTCTGCCCTATTGCTTTCTATATTGTCTTTAATTGTTTTTATAGGGTGTTTTACTTCTTTGGGTACTTTAGGCAATTCTTTGTCCTTTCCTACTTTATAACCAACATAAAATCCTAAGCACATGCACAATATTGCTATAATTGTATATATAAGTTCCATAATTCACCTCCAATTAAAAAGGAACTATGTCATCTCCATAGTCCTCTTCTATATTATCTATATTTTTACCAAATATCTTATTAACTTGTTCTTGTATATCTTTATATTTAGACTCTCTTTCAAACTTCTTAAAAGTTTGCTGTTCTCTTATGTTATAACTTATTGCTAGTCCCATTGTTAAATCATCATGATAGCCTGTTTCTGCTTCAGCTTTACCTTTTTCATTTACTATAAATGTAAGCATTTCTCTTAATGTTTCTTTGTCTTGTATTACATCTATACTATCAAGCACTATCTCTTGTAATTGTCCTAATATATAAGGTCTTGTTATTGTTGTAGTTTTAAAACCAAAACTCTTTTCATATTTATTATTATATTGATCTTCTTTTTTCCTTACATATTGATTAGGATAATTAAGTTCCATAAGCTTTTGCGTAGGATATGTAGAAAAGTTATTTTCCAATCCTATTAATGCACAATTGTAAAACATTCCTAAACAATATACTTGTTTAACGTATTCTATTTCATTGTATTGTTGTTTTAATACAGCTACTTGCTTGCCCGTAATATTATTTATGACATGCGCTGTAAAGAAGTCTGAACCATCGCCTGCTGTATCTCCTCCTATTACATAAGGCACTCTGTTTTCTGGATATTCATATATCTTTATTTCTCCCTCTTCTTGTTCCAAAAACTTTTGATTTCTTATCCTTATTCCATCATAATAACAAGTAAATTTACCTCTTACTAATGGCTCTGGTGCTGTATTTATTCTATTTATTATATTTTGCTTATCAAAATAGCAATGTCCTGTGCTTAAAAATGCTTCTTCTGGACATATAGGATATTCCTGTTTGAATTGATTAATATCATTTGAACAGTTATTTTTAATACACCATCTGCGCCATGTTAATTGTTCTAATGTAAGATGATATTTTTCTTTTAGATCTATTTCATCTTGTGTCAAGGTAAAACCTGTGTAAGGCATGCTATATTCATCTAATTCATTCCAGCCAACAAAAAGAGGATAGAAGTCGTTTTCGCCTGCGACTGCACTATCCCACATCTCTTTAAAATATTCATAGCCATTTGCTGTACTTTCTATTATTATCATACTTTCTGGTGTATTAGGTACTGCTTGTAATAAACCAGTCATTGTTGCTTTTTTATCACCTTCCCAGAAAGCTAGTTCTGATAAATGTAATGCTGTAAATGTATCAGAACGTCCTATTCCTTTTCCTCCAGCCGTCATACATTTAATTTTGCTATCTAAGCCTGTTCCTTCATCATTATTAAACACTAGCTCTTTCGCATTAGACTTTCTTTGTGCTGGTCTTATTGCATCTGGTAAATAATTAATCATTAATTTAGACATTTCAAATATATTAGTTGTACTTGTTTCTTTATGTGCTATTATACCTGCTCTATAATTATGGTGTGTAGTTGTGTTTTTAGTTATAATAGCTTCTGTTTCTGTACTAAATCCCATTTGTCTAGATTTTAATATTATAATTCTAATAGGTTTATTCTCTTCATGTAGTTTTTTGATTACATTATAATATTTAAGTTGAGGCTTATTTAAGATTAAAGATATTATTCTCCCTCTTTTATCTCTAATCTTTATATAGTTTTCTATATAGGCTTTAGTATTAATACTCATTGCCCTCAACTCGCTTTAAATACTCTTCGTAATTTGTATTAATGTTAATATTTGTTTCTTTAAACATACCTAGATGTTTTCCTAATAATTCTAATGCTTTAGTTTTATCTAGCATTTTTACCTTTTTAGTATCTCCTATGTATTCTCTTTCTGCTCCTCTTCCTTCATATTCTTCAAATGTCTCTACTCCAGATATTGCTCCTGCTATGTCGTCTTCTAAATCTACTATGTTTCTTAATGCTCCATTATCTGTATACAGTTTCCTTATATCTCCAAAAGCAATTTTTGCCAATTCTTTTAATACTCTGTCTTGTGTTATTTCTGTTCTTTTTTGTATCTCTGCTTGTTTTTGCAATATATACTCCTTAACCTTAGTATTCCTTAGTAACTTACTTCCATTTACATTTGCTGTTTCATCTTTTTTACAACGTTTGTATGCAACTTTATATGCTCTCGTTGCATTAAGATCTATCAGGTATTCATCACAAAATCTTTTTTGTGCTTCTGTCATATAAAATTGCTCCTTTCTTAATTAAAATACTTATCTACTATTTCTCTTATAATATCATGTGAATTTGCAATTATATCTACAACATCTTCTTCACTATAATTTTGATCTAAATGAGTTATATATGTATTAATATAACAATGTCCTAATTCATGTAATAAAGTTGTTCTTTTTCTATCTATACATAAATCTTTATCTAAATAAATAGTTTGTGTATCTGCATATGTTAATCCATAATATTTTCCAAACTCCTCAACTCTATCATTATGTTGTTTTAACTGTTCTCTCATTTGCTCTTGTGAAATTTCTTTTATCTCCCAATTTTTATTATTAATCTTAAATTTTAAATTTCCTTTTGTCATTCTCTTTTCCTTCTCTTTCATAATAAATACATCTAAATGTTCCATCTACACATTGCCTAATTTCACATAACTGTGTATACTTGTTTTTACATCTACTACATATTTCTTTTTTGTATTCTTCTAAAATTTCTTTCATATTCTTACCTCTTTTTATTTATTGGTTGCGCATTTGGGAGTCGAACCCAATACCTTTAGCTTATGAGACTAATGAGATAACCGTTTCTCTAAATGCGCAATATAAAAGAGTAAGCATTTAAAACACTTACTCTCTCAGAGGACAATTTAATTTTCTATGAGCAATAATTAAATGGTAGTTTGGGCTTGCCAATTTCTTAGCACTACTTTTTTACCTACTACCATTTTACTGCCTTTTTATCGCACAAAACGCACAAATGCTAATTTTTTTTAAAAAATCTTTTTAATTTCATTCTAGCAGTATTTTCGCTTCTATATCCCATTTCTATTTGTATTTTTATCCAACTATATTTATCATAATATCTATATCGAATAATTCTTCTTATTTCAGAATCTTCTATATAATTTAATTCATATTCAATCTGCTTTATCATTTTTTCATATTTGTTTTTCTTACTTTTTAGCATTTTTTTATATTGTCTTTTGGTTTTACTACCAAATACTTTATTGTCTATGCCATTAACTCTAAAATTTCTTTTTATGTATGGAAATTCTTTCTCACTTCCGGTTACAGAATCTCCTATTATTGTTTTTTCTCTTTTTTCTATATTCTTTAATCTGTTTTCTATGTCTTTTATCTCTTCTATTACACTATCGGCTTGTTCCAATAATTCTTTAATCATCTGTACCTCCTATTTATAATAATTTTTTAATTTGTTAAAACTTTCTTCTGTTTTTATCCTAATTCTTGTTACTTCTGCTTTGCTAGCCTTATTTTCTAGCCTTTTCTTTAATGCATTGTCTAATACACTTAAGTCTGCTCTTATCTTTTGTATTAGTTCTTTTTCTTCGTCTGTCAACATTAGTCATTCTCCAATCTATAGCAATTTCTTTCGTATTGCTCATGTGTTAATATTTCTAATAATTCACAAGATCCATTCTCTATTTGTTCTTTTAATTCTTCATATGTTACTGTTATTGTATCTTTTTTTAAACCTATGTAACAAATGTCATTACCTTCTTTTATAGTTAGTATATCTCCAATTTCTATTAAATCTATTATATCAAAGCTATGTTTTAATATTTGTGATTTTGTACAAGTATGTAAATAATCTTCTTGGTGTATATACATGATATCTTTGTCTAGTTCAAATACTTCATTTTTTATTGATATTTCTTTTATTTTTGCAATTCCACATTCTGTTCTCACATATTCTCCAACTTTAATCTCCATTGTTACCTCCTAATATGTAACTCTTATTACATAAGCTCGTCCATATTCTTCATTTCTATCAATTAATAATTTTAGATTTTTCATTTTATCTACTGATGCAGCATCTATCATTATTCCTGCTTTTAAATTTCCTACATGATTAGTTACAGCAAATTTTATTATATTTTCAAGTATTTTATTGTCTTTTTGAGAATCAAGCTTTTCTCTTAATCTACTATTAGATAATTTATATGTTTCTAATTCATCTTGCAATCTTTTAATCTCTTTGTTACTTCTTTTAACTTTACCTTTTACACTCATCTTCCGCTTTCCTTTCAAAAAATATTGCTCTTAACCGTCATTTGTCGCTTTTCTTTCAAAATATTGTTTTATACAATCTTCACATTCTCCATAATCCATATTTTTATCACAATGTTTGTTTTCTATTTCAAAACATATATCTTCATTGTCTATGTCTGCTATATATTTTGCCATTAAATCTATAACCTTGTCTTTCTTTTTTAATTCTATCTTCCAACCTTCGTTTAAATCTTCTAAGTCTGTATTTGCTTTTTGTTTAGCTTGTAGACTATTATTTAATCCTTTAGCTAAATTATCTGCTAATAATTTCTTATATTTTTCTATCTCTGCATCTTTTTCTTTTAGCATATTTAAGATTTCTTCTAAATCATCTGTGAGCACTATTGTTGTATATCCACCAGAAAGTGGAGAATCTATATCGCTATTTACTCTTTGAATTATCTCTTCTTGCTCTTTAGTCATCTACTCACCTTCTTCTTATTTGTTACCTTATATAAAGGTTCTTTACTTAAATTTTCAGGAACTAAATTATTATATGCTAAACAACCATTTACATGTACCCATATCCATATTTCTCCAATATCAATCACTTCACATTGCAATGATATATTAGTATTATAAGCACCAGTTGTATTCCAATATAATGCATCTCCTAATTTTATATTTCTCTTATTCATTATTTCACTTCCTCTTATTTTTCATTCTCTACATAAATATTGCTTTCTTCTAATTCCCATTTATATTCAGAAAAATCATCATCAACTGTTCTAAACCTAGAATCCATTAAATCTACTTCTTGTATTAATACATATTCATTTTCCCTTTTATAATAGAAAAAAGGCTGTTCTTTATTGTTTAAAATACAATCTATTAAAATATCAAACATTTCTTTTAATGTTATATGTTCCATTTTCTCCTCCTCTACTTTTTCAAACTTTTTAAAACTTTTTAAACCATTTTTGATACATTTTTATTTTTCCTCCTTAAATTCCTCTTTTATTATTTTAAACATTAAATAAAATCCACTTCCTATTAGTAATATCATTGTTGCTAATAATGTTCCTAAAAAAATATATATAAATATGTCCATATTACTTCTCCTTATTAATTTTGATATTCTTGTAATGATTCTAAAGGCTGTAATTGTAACCATAATTCAATACAATTAAATTCTTCACTAAATCTAAAATCTGTTACAACACTATCTAATATTTGTTTTGATAAATAACTTTCTAATATTTCCCATACAGAATCTTTATTATAATAATCATACCAACCTATATCTAAATAAAAATCTTTTTTATTATCACCTTTTTTACTCCAATTAATTCTTATAATTGAATTATCTAAAGTTTCCCTATTATTTTTATTTGTATAGCAATCTCTAATATTTATAGTATATATGAATTGTTTAAAAGTTATATATTCCATATTATTTATCCTCCAATAATCTTTCTATTAATTCTATGTCTTTTCCATGTGCTTGTTTTCTACCAAAATTCAAACTGTCACTATCTGCAATAATAATTTTTGATTCAATTTGTTCTTCAGCAATATCTAGTATTTCTTTTATCTTTTTTATAACTTCTTTTACTTTTTGTTTTGGTATGTAATTATCTTTTATATGTAGTTCTAATGCTATTTTGCTTCCTTCAAGTGCATATATTCTATTTTTCTTCTCTAATTCTTCTATTTTCTTTTTATCTTCTTCTCTTTCTGCTAATATGTGGTCTATTGCATTAATACAATCAATAGTTTTCTCATCCCATCCTAGATCATTGTAAATAATTTTATGTGTTCCTTCATATATTAATAAATTTAAGTATTTTTTTAGATTTTCTAATATCTTTATATTCTCTTCTATATCCATCCTAATTCCTCACATTTCTTATTTATTGCTTTTAGTTCTTGTATATCTATTGGTCCTCTAATGTTTATTTCTTTATACTTGTTTTCAAATTCTATTGTTGTTCCAAAATCATGTTCATAATAATTATTAAATTTTTTCTTGTATCCTAATTCTTCAAACATCTTATCTGCTTCACTCATTCTTTTTCACCTCTTCTATTTCTCCAAAATAAAGCCACCATTTAGACATTTCATTATTTATTTTTTGTTCTTTTAATTCTTTAATCTTCTTATTATTCTCTTGATATATTTCAATTTGCTTATTTATCATTTCATTTGATTTTAAGTCTGGATATAATTGTGTTAATACAACAACATCTGTATTAGATAAATCTATATTTTTTAAACTTTCTGTATATGTATCCTTCTCATAGTCTTGATAATTTTTTACAATTTCCGCAACTTTAGTTTGTATATTTTTATTCTCTTCTTCATACATCGCTATTTTTTTATCTACTACCTTTAAACCTGACCATCCTAATATATTGCATATTATTGCTATTATTATCAATACCTCTACTATTATTGATACAACAGTAGCAGCTTCAAAAATAAAAGCTGTAATTCCATGCCATTCTTCTTCTGCCCATGCATATATAAAAAAACTAACTATTCCAATTATTAAAAATATTATAAATAAAACTACTAACATCTATATCTCCTCTCTTTCGTTTAATTTCATACTTGAATAATATTCGTTATAAAGTTGAATCCAATCATCTAAATCCATTGTAACTTTCCACTTTTCTCCATTCTTTCTGTGGAATACTGCTGGAATTTGATTATCTTTTGCATCTCTTTTAGATTGTTTTAATGCTTCATCTATATTTAATTTTTCAACTCTTTTACACTCTATATGTATGTAATCTAAACCAACTACATCTTCTCCTTCTAATCCACTAAATTGCTGTCCTCGTCTGCATTTATACCCATACTCTTTTAACTTGTTTGCTAACTCTCTTTCTCCTTTTGCTCCTTTAGCTCTACTGTTTATTGCCATTTTTCTTTAGCTCCTCTCTCCACTTCTTTTCCCAATCTTTATATCCTGCTACAAAACCTTTGCATCTCTGCCTAGGTGTAAAGTTATCTAACTCTTCTGCATTACAACCTAGACAGTAATAGCAAAGATATTTCTTATCTATTTGTTGCATTTTTATTCCTCGTCAATTAACTTCCAAAATTTCTCTGCTCCATAGTCATTTATTAAAATTTCCCTTAATTTTTCTAATTCTATTTCTTCTAAGTCTTGTATCCTATGTTGCTCACAAAATTTGTTTGTTCCGAAAGAACAAGCTCCTGTGATGGCTCTGTATTGACTTCTTGTAACTTTTCCATTTTTCTTTATTTCTCTTACTATTTCATTTGTATCTATATTATCTAGTTTTTTTAATGTTAAGTCTTCTACAGCTTCCCTTAATGTATATCCATGTGCTGTTAGTTCATCTTCTTTTGCTATATATATTTCCTTTATTTCTTCAGGACTTTTTATATAAATATCATCTATATCTATTGATTTAATTATAGTTATATTATCTCTTTTCTTTTCTGTTAATTTTATTGTTAATATTCCATCTAAATCTATAACTGGATAAAATTCTTTTTGCCATAAAATGTAATATGTATCTTCTTTAAGTACTTTTCCTCTAAAGTCTTTATAGTCTTTGTTTCCTATTTGTGCAGTTTTTGCAAATATCGGAATCCTATTTCCATTTTTGTTTTTTTTATATTCTGCTAATGCTATCCATGTTCCATTTACAGCTTTTATAATCCCTTTATATCCACAATCAAAACATAATGAGTTTTTACCACTAATAACATTTTGTGCATAGTCTCCACTACTTGCATTTCGTGCATTGTATCCACTACTTGCATTTTGTGCATAGTCTCCACTACTTGCATTTCGTGCATTGTATCCACTACTTGCATTTCGTGCATAGTCTCCACTACTTGCATTTTGTGCATAGTCTCCACTACTTGCATTTCGTGCATTGTATCCACTACTTGCATTTCGTGCATAGTCTCCACTACTTGCATTTTGTGCATTGTATCCACTACTTGCATTTCGTGCATAGTCTCCACTACTTGCATTTTGTGCATAGTCTCCACTACTTGCATTTCGTGCATTGTATCCACTACTTGCATTTTGTGCATAGTCTCCACTACTTGCATTTTGTGCATAGTATCCACTATCTACTTCTTTACACTCCATAAAGATTCCTTTTATCCATTCTTCAACTTTATTGCTAAAATCATTTATTAATTTAAATCCTATCTCTCCTGCTACTTTTTCAAAAAATTCAAACATTTTATTATCCTCCTAATCAATTCTTGGAATATGATTATAATTAATTACCTCATATCCTTTTTGAGTTATCTTGTAAACAGTTACTGCTTTACCTGTGTATTCACAAGTTTTCTTTGCTGTTTCTTCCACATATCCCATCTTTTCTAATTCTGTTAAACGTGGTGCTGTCGTATTTCTTTCACTTGTATTTGTAAATTCTAAATCAAATAATTCTACTGCAATTTCTTTTGCAGTCTTATTTCCATAAAGTAATCTTTCTAGTATTTGCATATACCTTATTTTCTTTTTAGGCTTTATATCTTCAAAGCTTAATTGCCTTGTTATATTACTTATTTTCATTCGTTATCACTCCTTAATTAGCATACAAACTTTCAAACTCATCTTCTGTATAATTACGTTGCTCTATTTGTTTATCAGTATTTACTTTCTTTTTATTTTCTCTTTTTGCTTCTTCTAATGTCTTTATGTTGGCTTTAGTCCAGTTATTTAATATTGCTTTAATATAGCTAATTGTCTTTTTGTTATTTTCTACAGATATTTGCATTGCATAAATCACTAGTTCACTAGACAAATCTTCTGCATAACTTTCTAGAATTTTTAGGCCATATGGACTTAAAAAGCCAATATTATTATTATAAAAATCAATAACTCCTTGTAAACCGTCAACACAACTGTCGCTTACAACATCATTATTATTGTTGTCTTCATCTTCTTCATTATCATTATCATCTTCATCATCATTATCATTATCGGGTTTTTTGGCATCCATTTGGTTTTCTTTAAAACCGTTCGGTTTTTTATTATCCGTTTGTTTTTTTGGTCTGCCTCCTCTTTTAGCATTTTCTCTATTTTTTGCACACTTTTCTTCGTATTTCTCTCTATCTCTATCTAATTGTGTCTTAATAAAAGAGAAAGCCATTTTTAACATTCCGTCTAGTTTCGGAATCTCACTTGTTTTTTCGTATTTCATTATTGCTCTTATAAGTTGTCCTAATTGTTCATCTGTTAATAAACTAAATTGTTCTTCATAATCTATGTATATTAGAAAGCTGTTCTTATCCATTTGCTTCCTCCCTTTTGTAGTATTAAAGGAGCCGTTGTTTATATCTGCTCCCTTATTGTCTATCCAAATAAAAATATATAATTTAAAAATAGGATTACATATACCAACATTCCTCCTATATAACCAATATAAAAAGAATATTTTTTCTTTATATTTGAAATACATATAAGTAATCCATCTAAAATTAAACATAAAATAATAATTATTACGTAGATTAATACTTTCATATTTTTTCCTTTCTATATGTAACTTTTTCCATATTTTTTTATAAAATCTTCTTTAGTCTTGTTGTAATATTCCATCCAAGCAAGTTGTCCAACTCTATGAGCATACTCCATAAATTGTTTATTAAAGTGGATTCCTGCATTGCTCATATTGTGCATTTCTGGTATTAAGAATATTACTAATCCATCTTTTATACTTTTTTGCCTATTAGGGCCTCCAAAGACTTCATGTCGATGGCTACCAGGAAATCTTTTTGTTTTCCACAATGGGTCCTCAGGCATAATACAAAATTCTTCTTTCATTCATTTCTCCTTTATGGGGGAGCTTTAGTGGCACCAACTAAAAAGAGTGCTTTTCTCCTTTATTCTTCGTCACAATTTAGTGCCACATTTCCAATAGACTTTCTATTTCTTGTTTCGTTTTTACTTCTATATTTAATTGTTTTGCTTCTTCTACTAACAATTCTATTAATAAACTCATTTCTTTACTATCATAAGTAGAAGATCCATAATAACAATGTACTTTTATACATTTATCTTTTTTTGCAATCTCTTGTATTAGAAAGCCTAAACCTTGTTTCTCCCATATTCTTTTAAAATTTTCAAATGCTTTTTCTTCTACTATCATTGGTTCAAATGTTCCTATATCTTTTATAGCCTCTTTATATATTTTTTCCTTTGTTGTTATAATTCCATCTTTACTTAATTCTTTTGCTATTTTGTCACATAGTACCCAACAATAAGCATTAGCATCTAAACTACGTTTTTTTCTGTATTTCTTTATATCTATATCTAACTTGTCCTCATTTTTTAATTGTTCTATTACTTCTGGTTGTTGCATATTTAGCAACAATGTTATTTTTGGTTTATGTGTATTAAAATCTATGTTTATATCCGTTATATTTCCTGTAGTTTGCAGGGAAAACACCTTCTTTCAGACAAGTACTTAAGATTTGTAATTTGGGTAAATACTCTTTTTCGATAAATGTTTTGTCATATTTTACTTCTATTTTTTCTATTCTTTTTTTATCTATTTCATTAAAGTAATTAATATAGTCATTCTCTGTTAGTCCATAAGCTACAATATATAATTTATGAATATTACTTGCATACATTTCTACTTGTGCTTGTCTCCAATATTGTTTTGATACTTTAAATTCTTTATTGGTATTATGTGTTTTTACTTCATAGATACAAGTATCTGTATTTCCATCTAAATTGACTCTTAATCTCTCAATAATTATTTGTTTATCTTTCTCTAATCCTTCAATTTCTAATGCATCTAATATTTTATGTTCATAATTATTTCCTGCTTTAATTGCTTCTGTTGACAAGTTATTTTTATTCAATCCTAATTTCTCAAGCCACCATTTTTCAAAGGTTTTAGTTTGCCAATTTCCGACTACTATACTTGTATCGCTAGCACCTATGTAGTAACTTCTATCTTGACTTTGTATCAATGTTACTTAAATCTTTCTCAAAATTACTTAAAGTATCAAAATAGCTAAATATTGCTTTTACTTCATCTTCTGTTTTATGTAATTTATCTGCTATGTCTTTTGCAGATAAACCTGATTTATGTATTTTTGTATATAATTCTTGTACTCTTTCTTTAATTTTAAATATGTCATGCTTATATAAATCATCTTCCCAATTATCTTTATCGCTTTTCAATTCATCTTTTAGCCATAAATCAAAGCCTAGACCTGTTCTAATAGCTACACCTTTTACAAATAATCTAGTTTGACAGTTCCATAACCTTTGTTGACTCATGCTGTTATCTTTTACTGGATTACTTCCATTCATAACTGGACCTCTTTGAATAAATAACATATCATCTATTACAATTCTCACTGCTGTTTCATAAACTCTATTTGTATTTCCTTTGTTATCTGTAAAACTCTGTTCTGTCATATATAAACTACTTCCTGTTTCAGTATTTACAACTGGTTCAAAATATACCTTTTCTGCTCCATTTTCATGCAACAGGTCAACAACTTTTGCCCAATTTAAATACTCTGCATTATCTCTTTTTTCAACCCATTTACTAACATCAACTTTTCTTAAATCGTTATAATCTTTTAACATATTAAATTACACTCCTTATATATACATTTTCTAAGTCTTTTTTTTCGTTTTCCCATATTGACTCTGTATCGTCCTTTATTGCATCAAATTCTTCTTGTAATCTGTCTTTACAATCTTCTAATATACTTATTACTTCTTTATCTTTACTTTCTTTTATTTGCATTTCTAGTATAGATATTGCTTCTTCTAATTCGTAATATTTATCATCTAAATCATTACTTATCATTTTCTTCGTTCTCCTCTTCATTCACTTGTTTTATTGCCCTTGCTTTTTCCATTTTTAGCTTGTTATTCTGTTTTTCTATTTCTGTATCATAAACTTTTTTAATAAGTTCTTTATAAAATTCTTTATCTATAATTTTTAAGTAATTAAAAAAATCTCTTGCAAAGTCCCAACTATCTTTTGCTTCTATTTTTTCTCCACTTAATTTACAATTATCTGCTATAAATTCTTTTATTTTTCCTAATATCCATTTGTCATTATCATTAGGTCTTTCTTTTAATAATAATTCCTTATATTCTTCTAAACTTATTGTTACTTCATTTTTATTAGCCATTTCTATTCCTCCCTTTGACTTTTCTCTTAAATCGTGCTATTATAATTTAAGAGAATGTTTATTTATTTTCTTTTAACGAAGTAATTATCTAGTTTGGTCGCTTGTAATTACTTCTTTTATTTTGCTTATTAATGAAAAATTATTTCTGTTATAAATAGGTTTCTTTTGCTCTTCTTTAATTAAGTTTTCAACTTTATTTATTTTTCTAAAATGTGTTACTGCTCTTAATTCTGCATTTAAATTATTTTCTTCTAGTTCTTTTATCTGTTCTTGCACTATTGTTTCTCTTATAACTATGTAAGCTATTAAAATGCCTATAATTGCAAGTAATATAAAATGTTCCATCTACCTATTTCACCTCCTTTAAAAGTTTAATTGCTTGACCTTCTTGTAATTCACTTGTTGTCATTCCATTTATATCTTTAATTGTATAAATGTAATCTCTTATATCTCCATCTGTTCTATCTGCAGCTATACTCCATAATGTTTCGCCTTTTCCAACTGTGTAATCTATATATTCTTTTTTAGTTTGAGATATTGAAATGCAAAAGATTCCTAAAATTATAAGTATTAAAATTATTGTGCTTCTTATAAATTTAAATTTATTTTTTATTTTCATATTTGTCTCTCCTTTCTACTTTTGCTTCTATCTTTATGTTATATTTTTCTTCTAGTATTTCCATTATTGCTTTATTGATTTTTTCATAGTCCATTTTTCCTCCTTCCTTTCCATCGAATTTTGTATTATAATTACCTCGATTGGAGGTGCTAATTATGGATAAATCATTTAATAAATTCATAAAATTTTTTAATAAGCGTTCTGAAGTTTCATTTGATGAGTTAAAAGATACTTTTAATCTTGAATTTACAGATGCTATAGAAATTATTAAGACTTTAAATAAAAATCAATATATAATTCCTCTTGGAGATAATAAATATAAAAGCACTTATAAAGCTAAAACCATCACAGAATCTTCAATTTTAAGTTGGTTATACAATAATTGGCTTTCTATAATAGCAATAATTATCTCTATAATTGCCTTATTTAAATAACACAGCTATTAGAGTAGCTATCGAAAAACCTAAAGCAAACCAACTTGGTCCATTTTGTTTGTTTCCTTCTTCCATTCACTTATCTCCTTCTTCTTCATTAATCTTTCTTCTATCGTGTTTCAATTTTAAGAAATAGTTTTTAACTGTTTTAGGGTATCTTCATTTATATTGAAGGTACTTTTTAGTTTTATTTCAGCAAATCGATTATCTATTACTAATTTTATTTTTTGCCATTCACTATATGTAATTCCTTCTAAATTCTTTAATTTATCTTCTATTTCCATCTTCTCACCTCTTTTGTTTAGTTTTCTAAACATTTGTTGTAAAAAAATAATCATATATTTTTTCCTTTGGTATTTTTAAAAAGTTTGAAATTTTGTATATCTCTTCTTGAGAAAAATATGCATTACCATTTATCTTTAAGTTAAATGTAGAATATGCAATATCTATTTTTTTTGCCATTTCTTCTTGAGTTAGTTTTCTTTCTCTTATTAGGCCTTTTAACTTTGAAAAATCAAATTTCAATTTTCTCACCTTCTTCCGTTTAGTTTTCTAAACTGTGATTATATTATCAAATGCTTTTTCAGATGTCAATACTTTTTTAAAAAAAAATTTATTTTTCTAAACTTTTTGTTTTAAAATATGATAATATTGTTTGACTTTTCTAAACTTTTAACTTATAATATAATTACATTGGAGGTAAAAAATGGATAGATTAGTAGATACTTTTACAAATAGATTAAATAAAGCTATATCTTTACGAAATATTAAACCAATTGAATTATCTGAAAAAACAGGAATCGACAAATCAAAAATTAGTTCTTATATGTCAGGAAGATATAAAGCCAAACAAGACGGAGTATATCTTTTAGCTCAAGCATTGAATGTAAGTGAAGTATGGCTAATGGGGTACGATGTACCAATGGAAAGACAAGAATTAGAAAGTAATGTCTTCCCTATTGATGATATGCCAAAAAAAGTTCCTGTTATCGGACGTATAAGTGCTGGACTGCCTATGCTTGCTACAGAAAACATAGACGGATATGAATTTGCTCCTTCTTCCCAACTAAAAGAAGGATATACCTATTTCTATTTGAAAGTTCAAGGTGACAGTATGAACTTAAAATTTAATGAAGGAGATATCGTTCTTGTGCAAAAACAAGATGATTTAGAAAATAATGAAATAGGAGTTATTCTTGTAAATGGTGATGATGCTACAGTAAAAAAATATCGAAAAGAAAATGGATTAGTTATATTAGAACCTATGTCAACAAATCCAGAAAATATTGTACAAATATATAATCCTAAAGATATTCAAATAAGAATTATAGGTAAAGTCATATCTTATCAAGGTAGAATTTAGAAGAAAAAATAAAAGGAGTATGGGTATGGGAGAAAAGAAATTTACAATTGTAGAAATAATAGTTGCTATAGTTATTACTATAATTATTATGCTTTTATTTTGGGAAAGTAATGCTTCAAATTTAAGAGATGATATATATATAAGAGATGAAAAAATTCAAGAATTAGAAAATGAAGTTAGAACAGAAAATCCAGATGTATCTGTATTTCAAGAACAACTAGATGAAATTCAATCAACTATAGATAATATATATGACGAACTTACTATTGAAGAACCTGTTTTAGATGAAAATGGAAATCCTTACAAGGTCAATCAATAATTATAAATAAATGTACCTAGCAAAATTATATCTTATAAATATATAGTTTAATAAAAGGAGTACTTAATATGAAAAAATATACTATTGCATTTCTAATAATAATTATTACAATATTTTCTTGTAATCTCTCATATGCAAAATGGGTTTATAAAGATGAAGTTAGTCCCGAAGAATGGAATAGGATTGAAGAAAATTATCAAAAGAGAGATGAAGAAATCCAGAGAAAAGCTAAACAAGAACAAAAGGAAGCAAATGAAAAATTTAATATGCTAGCTAAAAATAAGGAATTAGAAGAAAAAAATAATAATCAACAATCTATTATAATTGCTTTATCTATTATAATGGCAGTTGTTATATTATGTTTAATAATAAATATTATTAGAAAAAACTTTAAAATTACTATCGAAAAGAAAAAATAACTAACTACTCCCCCGACCAAAGTCTTGTCAATGAAAAATATAATTAGAAAGAAAAGAAAAAAAGATTAAAACTTAAGGAAAATAATAGAAAAAAATTAAAATAAAAAATAGATAATGTATCCCTCGCCAAAGTTTTACATTATCTATTCTCAAACACTACTTGTATAAGCAGTTTTTATTATTATATTACATAATACCTTCTTATACAAGTACCGAATATTTGTTTAAGGAGGTTTTTTATATGAAAACTGTTGCTTGTTATTGTAGAGTTAGTACAGAAGAACAGGTCAAATATGGCTTTTCTATACAAGCACAAAAAGATGCACTAACTAAATATTGTAAAGAAAATGACTATAAATATGATGTCTATATAGATGAAGGTATATCAGCCTCTTCTATGAAAAAAAGAAAAGCATTGCAAGAAATGCTAGAAAAATCTGTTGCATATGATATGATCCTTTTTACTAAATTAGATAGATTAAGTAGAAATGTATTAGATGCCAACAACATAAATAAGATTTTACAAGATAATCATTGTACAATGAAAGCAATAGATGAAGATGATGTTGACACTTCTACTGCAGATGGTATGTTTATGTTTAATTTAAAAGTATCTTTAGCACAAAGAGAAATAGGAAAAACTTCCGAAAGAATAAGATTTGTATTCAAAAACAAACGTGAAAAAGGTGAAGTAACTTCTGGTACTCCTAAATATGGATATAAAATAAAAGATAAAAAATTTGTAATTGATTCAGAAGAAGCAGAAAATATTAGAAATCTATATAAATATTTTATTTCTGTAAATGGTGATGCCAAGTTAATATATAATTATTTTATAAAACATTTTCCTAACAAAGGAAAAGATGCACTCTACAATTATTTAAGAGAAACATCTTATATAGGTAGGTATAAACTATACAGAAAAAACGAATATATAGATAATTATATTCCTCCACTTATGGATAATGAATTATTTAATCAAGTCCAAAATTTATTAAAAAAACGTGAAAAAAAAATAAGCCACTCATACTATCCTTCCATTTTCTCTGGCTTAATTTATTGTTATGTTTGTAATGGTAGAATGAGTAAAAAAGTAGATTATAGAACTAAAAATAAAATAATTAGATATGTATGTGACAGAGCTAGTAGGTTTAAAGTAAATTCATTAGAACATAAATGTAATAATTCAATTATGATTAGAGAAACAGAAATTGAAACGTATTTATTAAATAACTTAAATTCTTTATGTAAAAATTATATAAGTAAAAATACTATTATAAAAAAACAAAAAAGAAATACAGAAGGTAAAGAAGCAAAAATAAAATTAAAAATTCAAAAATTAAAGGATCTATATTTAGATGATTTAATTTCTAAAGAAGATTATAAAAGAGATTATATTAAATATAATAAAGAACTAGAAGAGTTAAAAGAGCCTGAGATTATACAAAAAGATTATTCTTATTTCGAAAAATTATTAAGTCAAAATATCATAGAAATATATTCTACTTTTAATATAGAAGAAAGAAGAAAATTTTGGCTTAAAATAATTGATAGAATTTATATTGAAAATGGTAAAATAAAAGAAGTTACTTTTTTGTAA